CTAAAGAACAGAGCCTGCCCAAACGACGCGACCGATTAAACCAAAGTGCTCTTTCTCTGGCCCTTCGATCCGCTCCGGCGGGTACATTGGATTGTCGCTCATGGCTTCGATGTCTCCCAATCCAACACGACGCAGACGTTTAATTCTCAAATCGTCGACCATGCGGAACGCATAAACGGCTTCGCCCATACGATTTTGGTTCGTATCGACCAGCACATAAGCCGGATCACTTATGGTCGGATACATAGAATCGCCCGTCGATTCGAACATGTACAGGCCCTTGGTATCCGTCCTGTGCAATTGCGCCATGACTTCTGGCGGAAGGATAATTTCGCCTATCTGGTTTTCGGTGGCCAATACCCCGGCGCCCGCTGATAGTCGGGTGTCGAGCAGTGGCACTATAAAGCGCGGCGCCGCCTCTGCCGCCGCGATGATAGTCGCGCTTTCAGAGCGCGCACCACGTCCCAGCACTAGCCAATTTGGACGAACCTCCAATGCCTCTGAAATCAAGATGACCGATTCGGCATTCGGCATGACCTTGCCTCTTACATATTCCGAAATTTTGGACGTACTCAGGCCCGTTATTTCGGAAAGTCGTGTCTGAGACCAAGCCTTCTCTTCCAAAAGCAGATTAAGGCGCGTGGAAAACTCCCTTTTCAGGATATCCGACGCTTGACCTTCTGTGTTTTTTGATATCTTATCCGAATTTACGGAACTCATTTTCTGACATTTCGGAATTTATGGCCAAGAGAAAATTACATCCCGAAGAAGTTAAAGCGCGTCTGCGAATTAACCACGGCTCCATGACGGCGTTTGAAGAAGCGAACGGGCTGAACCGTGGCGCCACTAACGATGCTCTCCGTGGAAAATCCAAATCCACGCTCAAGGTTATCGCACAAAGCCTCGGCATTTCCGAAACTTCGATCAAAGCCGGTCCGAAACCCGGGACTTGCGAAAAGTCTATATCCGATTTTTCGGAAAATCACTGTCTAAATGATGGGGCGAAATAGACATGGCCGCAGTTGTTGCAAAAGTGGCCGAGAGCGCCTCCCCGAACATGGTCGCCGAGACCGTCAATATCGAATGGCACGTCGCCCTGGACGATATCGACGATGGCGAGCGAATGCGCCCGATCGACGCGGCTTATGCTGAGGCAATTGCCGCCAGCTTCATGAAGATCGGTCAGCTCACAGCGATCGACATCTGCCAGTTGCCGAACCTCGGCAGCGGCAGGCCGTTCAAGCTTGTTTACGGTGGTCACCGTCTGGCGGCGGCTCGCATGTGTGGGTGGTCCACGATCCGCGTGAAGATCGGCTCCAATGAGGTCGCTGCGCGGAAGGACCGTGAAATCCACGAGAACTTCTTCCGCAACGAACTGTCGCCGATCGACAAAGCGATCTTTGTCGCCGAGATGTTACAGGCCGAGCGCGTGGCGCGGGGCATCGCTGACGGCAAAGATGGTCGAGCGCTTAACGGTGACTATCGTTCCCAGAAATTCGATAAAAAACAGATCGATAACGATGTGCGCAATTTGCGCGAATCGTTCGGAGGTCTTCAAGAAGTAGTTGCCGCTCGTTTGGGATGGAACCGGCAGGAAGTTGGTCGCCAGTTGGCGCTGGCTGCGATCAAGCCCTCCTATGTCGAGAAGCTGCGGCAGTCGGCCATAGCCAACAACGCTTCACAGCTTAGAGCGTTCGCCAAGCTGGATGACGACAGGCAGTTCCTCTGCGCCGGGCAACTCAAAGCGGGCAAGGCGACCACAGTCGCAGGGGCTTTGGCCATCGTCGATAAGAAGGCGGTCGAGCCCAAAGAGGTCAAACAGGTCGCCAGTGCGCACAGCATGTTCTCGCGCCTGAGCCCGGCTCAGAAGGCTGAGTTCCTGCGACTGATCCAGCCCGATCTGCCGAAGGGTTGGGAGGTCCGCGAGGTCAAGCCGCGCGAGACCTATCCGACCGTCAGCGATGTGGTCGCCGCTGCCAAGAAGGTCGGTGACCAATGACCTGGCTTGCCCCGAAATCCGACAAAGACGCCGTCGCGCAGATGATTATCGGTGCGCTGATGCTGGTCGCCCTGCTGATTGAGGTGCTGGTATGAGCAGGGTAAACCCGGAAACCGGCGCGCGGATCGCTAGAATGCGAAAGGCTGGCCATACCCTTAAGGCTATTTCCATAGAGTTCGACCTCCCTTTAGGGACCGTCAGCTACTGGTCGAAGCCAAGGACCAATACGCGCCGTAAGGTGACCCCCGACATCGCTCAGCGTATCGTTTCGCTGCGCGAGGAAGGTTGGAAACTGGACGCTATCGCCGCCGAGGTGGGCTTGAAGCAAAGCACCGTCAATTGGTGGTGTACGCGCGAGGGCGCTATCTCTGCCCGCACCCGGCGTATCCAGACCGTTGGTCGAGACTACGTTCGGAACGGTCGTGTCGTTCGGGCGTTTACCCCTGAGGAAGACGCGCGGCTTCAGCAACTCAGCATTCAAGGGCTACGTATTTCAGAAATCGCGCGGGCACTTGGGCGTGGCACAAATAGTGTTCAGGGTCGTTTGAACGCACTGGCGCTGTACGACGCGCTTCGCGAAGGCGGTGCGTGATGGTCGCCTATAATTTCAAGGCCCGGTTTGTGCCACTGATCGAAGCGCGCACCAAGACCCAGACCATCCGTAATGCCCGTCGTCGTAACTCGCGCGTGGGCGACAGCCTCCAATTTTTCCACGGGTCGCGTTTCAAGCCGATACGGCTTGGGGCGGCGCAGTGCGTGGATAGCGGGCCGGTGCATCTGTTCTTCGACGACGCGTGGATCAAGCTCAGGCTGAGCGGCGGTACCCGCATCATCAGCTCGGTGGAAGGTCTGGATGCCTTTGCGGTTGCCGATGGGTTCGGGGACTGGGCGGACCTGCGCCAGTTCTGGCGCGAGACGCACGGTGACTGGAGCCGCTTCGAAGGCTGGATCACGATGTGGGGCGAAACGTTCGTGCCGGTGGTGCCGCATGTCTAAGACTGGCAACGGTAAGCGCCGGAAATCGTTCAATCCTGAGCAGCTCGGCTTCACGTTCGACGCGCCGGAGACCGGCTATACGTCGGATGGTGCGCTGCGCGGGCTTGACCGGGTTGTGGCCGACGCGGTCGGTTTGATCCTGGTCGATGCCGCCAAGGAAGGCGACAGCCGGTGGGATATCGCAACGGCGATGAGCCGCGTCCTCGATGGCGACGACGTCACGAAGTCGATGCTCGATGCCTACGCCGCCCCGGCCAAGGACACCTACAATATCAGCTTCCATCGCTTCCTCGTGCTGGTCGCGGTCACGGGCCGTTACGACGTCCTGCGGATGCTGACGGCTAAGATCGGGGCCACGGTACTGGTCGGCGAAGAGGCTCATACGGCGCATCTGGGGCACCTGATCCGGCAGGAAGAAATCAACAAAAAGAAGATCAAGGCCCTGAAGCAAGAGGCCCCTCTGATCGGTCTGATCGGCGGTGGCAAATGAGGCAGACCGTCAACCGCGACTCCCGCCGCGTCCTCGTCGAAGACCAGTGGTTCGACCTGATCGTCACGATGGACGATGTCGGCTCGGTACTGACGCTCCAGCTGATCGGCGGCGGCAACGACCTGATGACCAAAGACCTGCTGACGGCGGCGGCGAAGGCCCTGCTGAAGCACGTCATGCTCGGCGCCATGAACGGCCTGTCCCCGCGCGATATCGCGGAGCGGACGGCCTGCGCCGATCAGCCATTCATGACGGCCATTGCCGACATGCAGGATGCCGTTCTCGCGGCCAAGCTTTCGACCTACGGGAGGCGCGTTCAGTAATGGCGTACTGCGGGGAGACGGGGGTCTCACAGAAAATCTGGTACGGGCCTTCGGAGCTGGCGGCGCTGGCGCTGCCCGGCCTGCCGGTCGAGCGGTCGCGGATGGCGCACTACGCCCGGGAAAGTGGCTGGGGCGATCGTCACGACGCCGCCGGTAACCCGCTCAGCCGGGCGCGCGCCGGGCGCGGTGGCGGGGTGGAGTACCACGTCTCGCTGTTGCCGATCTCGACGCGGCTGGAGCTGATCGCGCGCGGCCTGTTAGGGGCCGATTACGCGCCGGTTAGCGAGCCCTTAGAGACGCCCAAGGCCGCCAACGATCAGGATTCGGGCTGGGGCTGGTTTGATGCTCAGACCCAAAAGGTCAAGGATGAAGCCGCTCGCCGTCTCAAGGTCATTCAGGCCGTCGAGCAGCTGCTGGAGGCGGGCCTGAAGAAGGACGCTGCGGTGGCGCGGGTCGCGCAGGCAACGACCTTTATCAAGGCTTCTAAGGCGTCGATCTACAACTGGTTTACCCTGATCAACGGGGTGAAGCCCGCCGATCGGCTGCCCGCGATCGCGGCACGGCGTAAGGGCGGCGGCGCTCAGGTCGATATCGACCCCGCCGCGTTTAAGTTCTTCTGCTCTTGGGTGCTGCGCAACGCCAAGTCCGGCTTCGCCGAAGCCTATCGCGAGACCGTCGATTATGCGTCAGAGAACGGATTACCTGAGCTGCCGCCGATCAAGACCGTAGTGCGGCGCTACGAAAAAGAAGTGCCGGTCGAAGTCCGTATCGCCAAGCGCGACGGCATGGCCGAGGCGATGAAGTCGCTGCCGCCCCAGAAACGCACGGTGGCGGGGATGTCAGCGATGGAGCTGATCGTCGTCGATGGCCACAAGTGGGACGTCATGGTGCGGTTCCCCGCCGCCAACGGCCTGCCGGAATGGGTCGGTCGCCCGACCTCGGTCGTTCTTCAGGACGCCTATAGCCGCCGCATCATGGCCTGCCGCACGGGTCGCTCCGAGACCTCGGAGCTCACGCAGATGGCCTTCGCCGATCTTCTGGAACTGCACGGTATTCCGGCAGCGGTGCTGATGGATAACGGTCGGGCCTTCGCGTCGAAGATGATCTCAGGCGGTGTCAAGAATCGATATCGCGGCAAGGTGCTGCCCACCGATCCTTGCGGGCTGCTGACCTCGCTTGGCATCCGCATCCACTGGGCGACGCCGGGACACGGTCAGGCCAAGCCGATCGAGCGCGCCTTCCGGGATCTCGAAGAGAAGGTCGGGCGTCATCCGATCTGCGAAGGGGCCTATACGGGCAACCACATCGACCGCAAGCCGGAGAACTGGGGCAAGGCGGTGGTGGACCTCGAAGTCTTCGAGGAGCTGCTGGTCGCACAGATCGCCAAGCACAACGCGCAGACCGGCCGCACGGCTGAAATGTCGCGCAAGAACGGCGGTCAAAGCTTCGACGCGGTGTTCGCTGCGTCGATCGATGCCGGGGCCGTTGTCGGCAAGGCTACGCCGGAGCAACTGGCGATGGCGCTGCTGGTGGCCGAGCAGGTCAAAGCCGACAAGAACAACGGCGCGGTCGAACTGTTCGGCAACCGGTTCTGGTCCGACGACCTTATTGCGCACAAGGGTGAGCGCCTGACGTTGCGCTTCGATCCGGACGACGTGCTCAAAGACATCCGTGTCTATACACAGGCCGGTCAGTTTATCGCCAAGGTGCCGGTGATCGCCGCCGTCGGCTTCCTCGATCGGGAGGGTGCCCAGCGTCAGGCGCGTCTGGTTTCCGACCACCGCAAGAAGCTCAAGGCGATGATCGCGGCGATGGAGTTGCTCAGCGCGCATGAGCTGGCGAACATGGCCCCCATCAAGACGCCTGAAAAAGCCCCGAAGCGCGAGCCGAAGGTCATTCGCCCTGTTCGCCACCGCCATACCTCGGTGGCCGTCCAGCTGGTCGAAGTCGCCCCCGCCAACGACGCTCCCGAACACGATTACGAGGCGCTCTTCGCCGCCGCCGTCGAGCGGGCCACCGAGACCGGGCGTCCAAATTTCCAAGTTTTCGAAGGGGGATTGTCTTCTTCGGATTAACCGACCGGCGCGGATTGCCGTCCGCGCCGGTCGTCAGAAGGCCGATCAACGGCCTCCACGAACCACAGTTACAGCAGTTACAGGAGCTTATTAGATGAGTTTTGACGATATCAACAAGCCGGAAAACGCCAAGGCGATCGACGCCGAGCGTTACGCCGCGCTCCGCAGCAAGGCCGAGGCCCATGTCGGCAAGGAAGTTGCGGCCTATGCCAAGCTAATGGACCTTGGCGAAAGCACTCTGCGCGACTGGATCAAGGGCACGTACCTCGGCAATTACGACAAGACCGCCGCCAAGGTCGAGACCTACTTCCGGACGCTCGAGGACAAGGCGACCTTCATGCAGGTGGCGAAGCCCGCCTTCATGAAGAACACAGTGTCCAGCCGGATTCACACGCAACTGGCGTGGGCTCACGCCGGGCACATGACCACGGTCGCCGGCGACAGCGGCGTCGGCAAGACGTCTGCCCTGGTCAACTACGCCGAAACCCGCACGAACGTCTGGATCGTCACCGGCTCAGACGCACTTTCGACCACGCTGGCGATCCTCAAGCGCCTGGTCACGCTCATGCGCCTGCCTGTGCGAACCTATGGCGTCGGCCTCGACAACATGACGATCGCGATCCGCGACTACGTGAAGCACAAGGGTGCGCTGATCATCGTCGATGAAATCCAGTTCCTAAAGGACGGGGCGATCGAAGAGCTGCGCGCTATCCATGACGAAACCGGCGTCGGTATCGCCCTAGTCGGGCAACGCGATGTCATCGCCGGTGGTGCGGGGGCGATCAAGGGCGCCCAATTGCGCCGCCGCACGGCCTCGCGCGTGACGATCGATGTGCCGGACACCGCCGACGTGAACGCGCTGCTGGATGCGTGGGGTGTCACCGACTCGGCCATGCGCAGCTTTATGGCCGAGATCGGCTTGATGCCGGGGCTCGGCGCGCTCGGCGCCATGACCACGGTGCTGGAGTACGCCTCCATGATGGCGAGGCAAGCCGAGCAGCCGCTCAATATCGGTTTCATTCAACACGCGGCCGCGCACCACGGCCTTCTCGTCCAGCTCAAGCGGAAGAAATAGTCATGACCAAGCCTTACAAACCTTCGGACAAGGTCCGCACCGTCGCGGACTGGATCGAACAGGCCGCCATTTCTGGCCAGCCTGTCACCGCCCTTCAGCTGCGCACGTGGGTCGTTGCCCTGCGCGTCCCGGCTATGGGGTTGGAGATGGTCGAGCGCGTCCTTGAGCGCGCGCCCGGCGTCGAAATGACAGGCGCCGCGCGCTACTCGGCTGACGATGCCGAGCGGCTCTACCGCAACGCCAGCAATCTGACCGAACGCCTCGCCGTCGCGGCCATTAACGCCAACAACGAGCCGGTGCCGGTCGACGTGATCAATGCCGCTGCGCACGGCCTCTTCGACGTGCTGGACGCCCTGACCTATGGGGTGCGCCGCCCCGATTTTCCCGGCGAACTTCCCCCCGTAACCCACACTGAAATCGGAGCTTAAGACCATGAACGACCATACCGACAAGAACGTCTTCGAGCGCGCCGCCGAAGAGTTCGACCGCCACAATGCCGAGCTGGCGGCGGTCAACGACGTGCTCGCCGAGGCCGGGCTGGATGAGGGTATCGAGACCATCGGCGGCGTAGCCTATATGCGGGACACCAAGGGCCGTCTGGTCCCGGTGGAACAGGTCCGCCCGATCGACAAGCTGATCGACCAGACCGTGCGCAAGATCGTCGGGTATGCCGAACCGCTCTCGGCTCAGATTGCCCGGTTTCGCGAGCACTCCTTCGACGACGTCGATAGCCTGCTGGGGATTGTCGCCGAGCAGTATGGCGTCGCGCTCGGCGGCTCGAAGGGCAATCGCACACTGACCACGGTCGATGGCCTGATGCAGGTCAAGGTCGCGATCGCCGATCGCATCACGTTCGGCCCTGAGCTGGAGGCCGCAAAGGCGCTGGTTGACGAGTGCCTGCGCGAATGGACCGACGGTGCGCGGGCCGAGCTTCGCACGCTGGTCGATCGCGCCTTTCAGGTCGATAAGGAAGGCAAGATCAACCAGGGCGAACTCCTCAGCCTGCGGCGACTGAACATCGACGATCCGCGCTGGAAGAAGGCTATGGTCGCCATCGACGACTCGATACGGATCATCGGCTCGAAGCGCTATGTTCGCGTCTACCGCCGCGCCAACCTCAACCAGGACTTCCAGCAGATCGTTCTCGATCCAGCTGGGGCGCGTGCCGCCTGATGCGCAAGGCCCGTCAATATGTCCGCTCGACCGGCCCCGGCACCTTTGAGGTGTGCCGGGCGCCGCGTCGTCTCATTCACCAGCCGCTGTTCTGGGTCGCCGTCGTCATGATCGTCGGGAGTGCGCTGGGCTTGGCGCGCTTTCAGGGGTGGCTGTGATGGTCCAACCAGGAAAAGAACTGGCTCATCACCTGCTTCTGCGCACCATGAGCCTGCACGCGGCGCTTCCCTACGTCCTGACGACAGCGCAATTTCAAGCGCTGTTCTGGTTATCTGAAGCAGTCAATGAGGAGCAGACTGCCAATCTGGGAGCCACCCATTGGGCGAACGTTTCAGATTGCCACCGCCTGCTCGAAAAAGAATGGAAGCGCCGTCAGCAGTCGTTCATTGACCTGTTGCGCGGCAGCGGCTTTGCGGTCTCGGACACGCCTGTCGAAGGCGAGATCATGAGCCGCAACCTGCGCGCAGAACTGGCGTCCACGCCTCTGGCGGTGCGAACGTGAGGCGCGCGCTTGACTGGAGCAAAGCTCAATCGGTGGCCATCCTCGTTCTGGTGGTTCTCTTCTGGATCGTCGTAGCGTGGTTTCTGTTTGAAGCCATCTGGCCGAGCCGGGCATCGTGGCGGTCGGTCTGCGATGCCGGTTACTGGCACACGCAGTATGTGCCGGTGACCACCTGCACGAACGGCAACTGCTCGACGCGGACGGAATCGCACAGCGACTATGTCTGCACCCGCTCGCATTGGACCTGCGTGAAGGGCCGTGACGGCTCGACCCGCTGCGCCGATCCGCGCCCCGGCACCGACTACTGAGGGGAATGACATGAAACCCTCCGTCGCACTCGCTCAAATGCTGACCGAAGAGGCCCTATCGGACCTGCCCCCGAAAGTCGGCAACCAAACCCGCGCCCGGCAGAAGTGGCTGGCCGTCTGGGTGATGAAGGCTTTGTGCCCGCACCTCAGCAAGCCCGCGCTTGCTGAGGCCTTCGGATATGCCGACCGCCGTTCGGTTCAGGTTGCCATCGACTTCGCCACGCGCTGCCGCGAACAACTTCCCTCAGTTCGTGACCTTACAGACCAGATGATCAGAAACGCGCGCCATTTGGGTGCAGCGACCCTTATCGATGCGGTCAACCGCAAAACTCTCCCGGCCCATACGCCCGATCTGAGCGCGCTGGTAGCGCAGCTCGAACGGCAATTGACCGCCGCGCAATCGACCTTCACCCAAATCCGCAACCTGCTTTCGACCGGAGGTAATGGCGATGTCTACGAGTAATCTCGGCTGGATCGACGAACGCATCGAGCAGCTGAAGACGTTGGTCGCCGAGGGGCATTCGGCGTCGCAGATCGCCAAGATCATGGGCGGCGTGACGCGCAATGCCGTGATCGGCAAGGCCACGCGCATGGGCCTCCAGTTGAAGGGCTGCAAGCTTCCGGTCGAGAAAGTCAACCGCAACAGCCACCCTTGGCGTGAACCACGCACCCGTAAGGTCGCTGTCAAGGCGGATACGGCCAAGGCGGCTCCGGTCGTAAAGGTTCCTGAAAAGGTGTCTCTCACTCAGGCGCTGCGTAAGCGTCTCGCTGAGACCGCCTTTGGCATTGATCAGGTAGACGGCTGTCAGTGGCCGGTCGGTCGACTCTATTCCGCGCACCGGCTGTGTGGCGGCGGCAAGGCCTACCGCTCCAGCTACTGCACCGCGCATCATCGTCTGGCCTATGGCGTCGAACCGCGTCAGCGCTTGGCCCTGACCTATCAGCCGGGAGCGTCGGCATGAAATACGGACGCATCAAGCACGGCAAGACGATCCGACGTCCGTGGTCTCCGGAGGCAAGGCTGTTCTTCGAGGCCGAAGGGCTTCTTAAGCCTGAGGACGGCGAAGAGCCCAAAACCTACACCGTCACCGTCAACAAGCTGACCCTGACCTATCGCGCTCATTACGTGCGCAACCGCTGCAAGTTCAGCTCGATTATCAGAGTCGATAAGAGGTTTCCACCGCTATGAGCAAGGCCTTACAAACCCTCCAGATCGCCAAGCGCCAGATCGGGCTTCACGACGACGACTATCGCGGAATCCTTGAGCGGACGGTCGGCGTCCGGTCTTCCAAAGGCCTGACCGACGCGCAGATCGGCAAAGTGCTGGACGTGCTGAAGCGCGAGCACGGCTGGACCCCAACGGTTATCCAGGGCGGCAAGAAAGCAGGATCGAAGGGCAAGGCGCGCCCGGTCGCCGAGCATCCGACGGCGAAGAAGGCCCGCGCGCTGTGGATTTCACTGTGGCAGCTCGGCGTCGTCCGCGATCGTTCGGAAAAGGCGCTTGAGGCCTTCGCAAAGAAGCAGCTCAAGGTCGAGACGATGATCTGGGCGGACCAGCAACAGATGTACAAGCTGATCGAGGCGCTGAAGGCGATGGCTGAGCGCGCCGGTTGGTCGCAAGTCTTTCTCAATACCGGTATCTGGAAAGACCCGAAGGCGCGCACCGATGCGCTGGTTTCCCGCCTTTATGAGGCGCAGTTGAAAAAGCTCGGACGGGACAAGCCTGCCGCCTACTACACGTGGAACCGTCCGAGTGATCTTTATGCGAAGATCGACGAACTGGCCGCCGATATTCACGGTCTGGAGGCCTGAACAATGTCTCACGCCTCCCGCATTGCCGATGCCGACGCCCGCCGCGAGCAGGAAGAGGCCCGCCGTGACCTCATGGCGGAGATCGAGGACGCGCGGGCGGCGGTGGTGCAGGCCTCGGCAGACCACGCTAAGGCACAGCGCGAGGTGCGCCGCGCGCCTCCGGGCAGGAAAACCGAACGCATTAAAGCGCTCTTAAAGGCCAACGAAGCGCGCCTTAAGGCCGAGGGGCATTTTGGGCGCCTGATGCGCCGGGCAGGTTTGAAATGATCCGAACGATTAAGGCCGACACGAAAGAGCTGATCCCCGCAGATGACGGTCTGCTAGCCGAAGTGCGCGAGGTCATAGGCGATGCCGCCTATGGCCTTCTGCTGTCCGAGCTTGGGGGCAAGCGGCTCTATGTACCGAAGTCGGCCGGACAACATACGGTCATCACCGCTGCGATCGGGGCGGAAGCGTCGGCGGCGCTGTCGCAGCGCTTCGGCGGCGAGTCGCTGACCCTTCCGGCGTCGGCCCGTAAGCAAGGCCTGATCCTCGGTGATGTGGCGGCGGGCATGACCACTATTGACGTGGCGCGTAAGTATTATATTTCTGATCGCTATGTGCGCTATCTGAAGGCGCGCACCGTCCAAGCCGATGATCAGATGAGGCTGCTGTGAACGATCTCGACCAAAACATTTGGTTTGTAATGGAGAACGAAGGTGACGACCTATACCTCTTCCTTGCAGAAGAGGACTGGACTGCACTTCGTTGGGATCGTGTGAAATATGGGGACGAGCGTATGGGGTGTGCGGCTGCATTCAAATCGAGAGCCTTAGAAATACTTCCCCGCGACCGGGCTCATGATTTTGTGTCGGGCAGCATCTATCCTGACCAAGTCGTACTTGGCCGTGTAGGTGATCCGCTCCCCCGGAAATAGTTCCGCCTGATTTAGAGTGCCGCGCCCGCGCAAAGTGGGCATATGGACACCGCCCCGAATATCTCAAATTTCAATAAGCCGATGTATCCGGTCGGTGGCCGTTTTGCGCGGCTGGCTAAGGACGTCCTCGGTATCGAGGGCGGTCACGCCAACCACGCTGCCGACAAGGGCGGCGAGACCAATTACGGTATTAGCCTTCGCTTCCTGAAGCTGGAAGGCAAGATCGACCTGAACAGCGACGGCTTCGCCGACTTCGATCTCGACTTCGACGGCGATATCGACGGGGCGGATATTCGCCTTCTGACGCCGGTTCAAGCGGGCAACCTCTTCTATCGCTGTTTCTGGAATCGCGCGGAGATGGCTGATCTTCCGCAGCCGATCGACGGCGCCGTGCTGGACCAAGCGGTCAACGGCGGCATCGTCGCCTCTGTCAAGATGCTTCAAAAGGCGCTGAACCGGCTGGTGATCGGGGCCGATCTGGTCGTTGACGGCAATCTGGGGCCGAAGACCAAGCAGCGCGTCCTCGCGGCAAAGCCGCAGATGAACCGGCTGATCTTCAATTATCGTCAGGAAGCCGAGGCCCGTTACAACGAGCTCGTCCGTCTCGACTCGACGCAGGTCGTCTTTCTCGACGGCTGGGTCAAGCGCGCCCGGAGGCTTGGCCATGTTTAAGGGCGAAACTATGGGCGCCCGCACGGCGTTCATCGCGGTAATCGTTGTCGGGATTGCCATTCAGGTGATCGTCAATCCGATCGCGGTCATGTTCGGCGTCCCGGTCCATAGCCTGTCGCTGCTCGATCTGGTCGCACTTTCGACGCCCGTCACGGTCTACATCTTTGCGAAATCCTATGAAAAGCACATCGCCGCCCGGGCGCAAGGCGGTGACCAGTGACGACACAGGGTCATATCATCAAGGTGCTTCTGCTCACGCTCGCGGTCGGTGGTTTGCTGGCCGTCGGCCAGTGCGCCGATCTTCAGGCTGCGAAAAAGGGTCTCGCCGCTCGCGATGCCTGCACCGCCGCTCTGGTCTACGGGCAGCCCGCCCCGACCGACAAGAAAACCTGTCATCCGGTGCTGGTCACTTTGGTTGATCGGGCGCGTGCCGCCGACGCCTGTGACGACGCCCTTACCGGTGGTCCCGATTCAGTCTCCATCCACTGCACCGGGATCGTCCAGCAAGTGGTGATCGAGCGCAAGGTTGCGCTGGATGACCTCGCGCGCCTTCAGGCCGATCAGGCCGCCGCCATAACCCGCGCTGAGACGCGGGCTCGTAACTCCGAACAACGAAAGACCCGGAATGCCCGTATCATTCAGACTGCGCCTCGCGACGGCGATGGGCTTATTGTGTGTGACGCTCGGTGCCTGCGCGACCGTGCCCAAGCCGGTCCCGACTGAGCCGGTCATCAAAGAGCGCATCGTCACGGTTACGGCCTGCCCCCCAGAGGTGCAGGCCGAACTGCCTAATGCGCCGGTCGTTCCGGACGCGGCGGTGATCAAGGGCAATCTGGCCGGTCAGGACTGGCTGACGGCGGTGCTTGATTACGCGGCTGGGCTCCGCGATCGCCTGAGCGGCGCGCAGGAGGCCTGCCGTGGCTGATATCGACGACATGGACGCCGCTCAGGCTAAGGGCGAGCAGCTGAACAGTGAGGCCGTCGCGGCGCAACTGGCGGGCATCCGTGTAGCGGCTGCGATGCCCGGCACCGACGATTGTGTCGGCTGCGGTTCTGAGATCGAGGAGGCCCGTCGCCGAGCGCAGCCGTCGGCGCGCCGCTGCCTGATCTGTCAGCAAGCCGCCGAGCGTCGCGGCCATCTTGGACGGGGGGCGTAATGTCACAAGCGTTTCTTATCTTCTTCGCGACGGCATCGCTGATCTGTTCGTTGGCGGCTTTAGGCGTTGCCTTCGCGACATTCATGCGCGCGGGCCGCTGGAAGGATACCGACGACGGCAAGAGCGTCGCTGCAAAATTCAGCGACCATGACCGGCGTCTGGCTGAAATCGCGGCCGAGCAAAAAAGCTTGGCCACAAAGGCCGACATCTCCCGTCTGAAAGCAGAAGTCGAGGGTCTGGAAAAGATCGTCAACATTCGTGCGTCGGAAGGTATCCGCGCGACCGAGAACGTCGATGCCGCCGTCAACCGCCTTGAAACCTACCTAAGAGGTGGAAAATGATTCCCTTCGCTGAATACGAAAAGCAAAACATTCGTCTCTGCATCCTGCGCGTCCTGACCGAGGCGTCGAACAAGACCGCTAACCAGTCTGTCATTCAGATCGGCTTGCGTAGCCACTCCGGCGTCCGCGCCTCTCGGGAAGAGATCGTCGGCTATCTCGACTGGCTGCATCAACGCGGTCTGGTCGAACGCGAAGAACTGAGCACCAGCGTCGTCATGGCCACACTTACGGCCTATGGCGAGGACGTTGCCAGAGGGTTCGCGACGGCGACGGGCGTCGAAAGCCCGACGAAGAAGGGCTGATTGTGACCAAGCGCAGCCAGCCGTCCAGCATCGATATCCTGCCCGAAGACACTAAAGCGCTTATCGGGAAGCTGCGTCTTCAGGGGCGGACGATCGACGAAATCAACGACCATCTGAAATCGATGGACGTTGAGGTGTCGCGTTCGGCACTGGGGCGGCATGTGAAGAAGCTGGCCGTTTTGGGCGAACGGATGCGCCGTAGCCGCGATATGGCTGCTTCCCTGGTCGATCGCTTTGGCGATCAGCCGGACAACAAGGTCGCTCGCATGAACCTTGAGATGATGCATACGCTCATCCTCGATGTCATGACCGCCGAGACGACGGACGAGGAAGGCGAGCCCATGCCCGTCACGCTCGATCCGGAGCAGGTCAACTATTTGGCCTCCGCGCTGCGCTCGCTGACCTCCGCGCAAAAGACCGACGAAGACCGGATGTTCAAGATCAAGGCGGAACTGGCGAAGGAGGCGGCGAAGGCCGTCGATACCGTATCGCGCAGCCAGGGCCTGACGCCTGAAAGCGCCCGCATGTTCCGTGAGGCTGTTCTCGGCGTGGTGAAACCATGACCTTCGCCATCGAAAATAAGGCCGAGCTTCCGGAGGCGCTTGAAGGTGAAGCGCTGGAGAATATCCTGCTCGGTTATCAGAGCCGGACATTGACGGCAATTTGGCGCACCAGCCTGCTCTTCGTTGATAAGTCGCGCCGTATCGGTTTGACCTTTGGGATAGCCTCAGAGGCAGCTCTCACGGCATCGTCGTCGAAAGCGGCCAGTGGAAATAACTTTCTCTATATGGGCTATACGCAGGAGATGGCCCGCGAGTTTATCAACTACGTGGCCATGTGGGCGAAAGCTTTCAACCTGCTGGCCGGTGAAGTCGGTGAGGAGATTTTCCGCGATCCGGACAAACCCGACAAAGATATTACGATCTATCGGATTACGTTCTCTTCCGGCTTTTATGTACTGGCTTTGCCCTCCGTGCCGCGTGTTCTGCGCGGTAAGCAGGGCATTCTCTTCATCGACGAAGCTGCGTTCCATAACGACCTCGAAGGCGTTCTGAAGGCGGCAATGGCCTTCATCATCTGGGGCGGTCGCGTTATCGTTGTCAGCACGCATCTGGGTATCGATAACCCCTTCAATGTAATGTTGGAGAAGATCAAGGCAGGTACACAGCGCGGCGAAGTTCTGACGATCACGTTTGACGACGCGATCGCCGATGGTCTGTATGAGCGGGTGCTTCTGTGCGGCCAGACCAAGCTGTCGAAGGAAGACTATATTGCCGATGTCCGCAGCTTCTACGGTGACAACGCCGCTGAAGAACTCGACTGCATTCCGTCACAGGGCTCAGGTTCGTGGATCAATGCCGCCGACATCACGGCCTGTGAACACGCTGATGCTGCGATCCCGACGCTGTACCAGGGCGGACTGACCTATGTCGGTTACGACGTGGCTCGCCGGAATGATGGCATCATCATCCACGCCTTGGAAAAAGTCGGCATCATCCTCTGGCTCCGAGAGCGTTGGGAAGAGGTCAACAAGAAGTTCAAGGAACAATCCGACGCATTAGCCGCGATGGATAAGCGCTATCGTGTGACGGCCATCCGGATCGACCAGACGGGTATGGGCGAAGCCGTCGTCGAAACTCAGCAAGAGAAGTACGGCGCCACGAAATGTCAGGGCCGACTGCTGACCGGGCCGCAACGGCTCAGGCTGGCGACAATACTACGCGACCGGTTTGAAAACGGCACCATCCGCATCCCGCGCGACTCGATTCTGCGCCGTGATCTCATGGCGCTGAAGCGCGCAGGCAAGGATGGCCTTGCTCTGGTCGAAGGCAAAGAGATGCACCCGGATCGCTTCTGGGCGCTGGCGCTGGCCTGTGAAGCTGCCGAAGCCGGTGAAGCGCTTTACGATTACACGCCCGTTCATAACTCTAACGCCGATAAGGACACCAACGCCTTCGGCCACGGCCACCACGACGGCGGCATGACCCGCCACGGTATGTCTCAGGGAGGTGGTGGATGGTAGACCGCAAGAAGCTGGCCTTCAGCGCCGCCGACATCAAGAGCCTTAACGGCGAGATTGCCGCGCCGACGGTGGCCGGTGTGCGTCAGGCGCTATCGCCTGACCCGACCAACGGCCTGACGCCGCAGCGCGTCCTGAGCATCATGAACGCGGCGGCCGACGGCAATGCCGACGCCTATTTCGAGCTGGCCGAGGCGATGGAGGAGAAAGACCTCCATTATCAGGCCGTGCTGGGCGTGCGTAAACGCGCGGTCGCCGGGCTGGATATCAGCGTCGAAGCGTTCGACGACACGCCGGAGAAGAAGAAGGACGCGGATCTGATCCGCTCCTGGCTAAAGCGCGACACACTCCAGCTGGAGCTGTTCGACATTCTCGATGCGATCGGCAAGGGCGTGTCCTTCACCGAAATCGAATGGGACCATTCGCGCCTGCCGTGGCTGCCCGTTGTGCTGAAGCGCCGCGACCAGCGATTCTTCGAGTTCGACCGGGTCACTCAGGAAATCCCGCTGCTGAAGGGCGGCAAGGACGGCACAAGCGCTGAAGCCACGCCGCTGCCCTTGCGGGCCTTCATCTACCACAACCATCCGGCCAAGACCGGCCTGCCGCTGCGCGGCGGTCTGGCGCGTGGTATCGCGTGGGCGTACCTGTTCAAAAACTTCAGCCTCAAAGACTGGGTGATCTTCGCCGAGGTCTACGGCCATCCCGTGCGACTCGGCAAATACGGCCCAGAAGCGACCGAGGAACAGAAGCGCATCCTGATGCGCGCGGTGCAGTCGATCGGCACCGACATGGCGGGGATCATCCCCGACAGCATGATCATCGAGTTCATCAAGGCCGGTGTGGCGGGTGACGCCAAGGTCTTCTCGGAACTCTGCGCCTATCTGGACATGCAGATCTCGAAGGCGGTTCTGGGTCAGACCGGAACGACCGACGCGACGACGGGCGGGTTCGGCTCTTCGGGTCAGGTCCATAACGAGGTCCGCCGCGATATCCAACTGTTCGACGCGGTCATGCTGGCGGCGACGCTGAACCGCGACCTCGTCCGACCGATCATCGATGTGAACCACGGCGTCCCTGCTGACGGCAACTATCCGCGCATCATCATCGGCCAGAAGCTGCGCATCACTAAAGAGGACATGGAAATGTACGCCATGTTCGTCGAGATGGGCGGCGAAGTTGAAGCGACCGTCGTCGGCGACCGCCTCAACCTCCCCGAACCGCCCGAGGCGAAGCCCGGCGACAAGCCGATCAAGCTGCTGAAGCCGCGATCCAAGGCGCCTGAAAATCCTGCCGCAGAAAACCCGGGAGAAGACCCGACCGCCCCCGATGTACCGAAACAGGGTCCGAAGGCCCCGCTAACGCCACTAAAAGCCGCTAAAACGCGCTTAAAGGACGAAGGCGCGGTCGCGGCGGCGGCTTTGAGTGCTGCCCACCTTCAGCCGGGTACGTTGCGCGACGATATCGACGATCTGATCGACGCCGCCGCCGATGAGTGGACCGAGGTCATGGCACCCCAGATCGACCCGATCGAGGCGCTGGCGGCGGCATCATCGAGCTACGAAGAATTTATGGACGGTTTGAGCGTTCTGGCCGACGGCGACCCGGCCAAGGTCCGCGATCTGCTGGGTCGGACGCTGTTCACCGCGCGTCTGGCCGGAGAGACCGGCGCGCTGCATTCGGAGGATAACCGATGATCCCCAACGCCTATCCGCTCGAAATCTTCAAAGGTCAGGTCAATCCGCTGCACTTCGGCTTTTTCACCGGCGTCAATGCCGATGAAGCGCTCGACATGACCGGCTCGCGGTTTCGCCTGGTCGTTTACGACGCGGTCGGTGGGCTGTGTCTTTCGACCGAGGTCGATCCCGACAGCGACAACATCGTCCGCTTTCCGCTCACGGTCGCACAGGGCGATGCGATCCCGGCCGGAACGAACCGCTACGAGTTGGCGCGCCTGATCGGGGACAACATGGAAACACTGGCTTACGGGCCGTTCAAAGTCGTGGGAGGTCGTTGATGGTCGATCAGATTATCAAGACAGTCAAAGTTATCGTCCCTGGCATTCAGGGACCGGTCGGCCCGGAAGCCGAACTGCCTGACGTTATCGCCGGGCTACCAGACCGGGCCTCCGCCATCGAGGGTGAACTGACCACACGGTTCGATCTTCCCGCAGGGCTGATCCTGACACCGCACGAAGCCGAGATCGGCGCGACGGTGGCCGTCACGGCGTCGGTCGAGTCGCTGACCAAAGACCCGGTCACCCATTCACTGCGGAAAGGCGCTGCTCAGCCTGTCGCCTTGACGGCATCGGAGCGGTCGAAGGTTTTTGCCGGAATCACAGCAACGACCGAGTTCACCTATCAGGCCTCGGGCGTCTTCAGGCCGATCGCGGCAGCGGCGGCCTTCACTATGAAGCATCGCCAGTACTGGGGCGCTCTGAACGCTGAACCTGCCGAGGGTGTTTTCCCGAATGGTCTTTTGTCCGAACTGGTTGCTGGACGCGGGTTTGCTCACGACTTCGCGGCCAATAAGGTCTTGTGCATCATCGTGTCGAAGGCTCTTTACGCTGAGCTGCCGACGTCGGTGACGATGTTCGGCCTGCCTAACGCTCTGACCGACGTATTCACGGTCTCGGAGGTCACCGCGCCGAACACCGGCGCAGGCACAAAGCCGTGCTGGCGTCTCATCTCAAAATACATTTATGGCATTCAGGCAGGGGTATCCTTCGCATGACGCAACTTGGTTCAGCCATTCGCACGGCCGATTTCCGCGCGGCCGACGTGTCGCAAATTCGCGGCGCTCAACAAACCGTCGCGACCTATGCCGATATCGCGAATATCCCGGCCTACATCCTGTCGGATCGTATTCGCGTCAAGGTAAAGGATACCGGTAAAACATTCGAGCTTCAGGGCGCCGTCTTCGATCCCAATCAGGGCAAAGACGGGCTGTGGGTCGGCGGCAACTGGGTCGAGATCGTCGATGATGCGGGTGGTCAGGTCTTACTCAAGGCCGACAAGACGGATGTCGATGCGCGTCTGGCGCGGTCGTTCGTCGTGGCCGAAAACCGCGTCATCCTGCGCGATATGACCGGCGTGGCCGGAGGAGCTGCCGGGACGCTCTACCTGCCGCGAAGCCTGCGCATCACGCGCGGCGCTTTCAACGAAGGCGTCACGGTCGAGAACGACGAGTCGGATGTCATGCCCGGCTGTGTCGAAATCGTCATCGGCGGCTCCGGCGTCGGTGTGGTGCTCGATTTCTCAGATCCCGACGCGATCGAATATCGCAAGGTCGAATTCACCGGCGATATCGACCTTGAGGACGCGGCCAATGCGACCACCGAAGTCATTTACACGGGCTGGGGCGATAATGCGAAAGGCTACTGGCCGGTTGTCGATCTCGAAAACCGGGCCGATGTCAGCCTGACCCTGCGCCGCCCGCTTGTGGTCGAGGGTGGCAAGCTGTGGATTCCGCCCCATTACACTTACAGCGGTCAGAATGGCTTCACGCTGCACAACGCCGCATGGGTGAAGATCGATATCTCTACCGGGCCAAGCGTTGTGGCGACGCATTACTTCGACGCTCTGGCAGCCGCCCGAGGCGATGCGCAGGTCATCAAAACTACGGTTGGTGGTGGTGCAGGGATGGTCGATGGCTTTGGCCGGGTCGTATTCGCCACCAGCTGCAACGGGCAGGTGAAAACCTCGCACCCCATCGTCGGCGGTTCGGTGCCGGGCGGGCTGGTCTCCAACCAGTGCGCTCACAGCCTCGATATTCGGGGTGTTCCGCGCTTGTGGCAGACAGCTGCCATCGTCAATCTCACACAGGCGGCGCTGACGGGTCGAGGCATCGTGCGCGGTGTTGCGGATGCGGCCAACGGTCAGGTCTATTGCGGTTTCGATTTCCCCGACACCCGTGGGGGGCAGCGCGCCTATTTCCGCGCGGCCTTTGAAACGGCCACCGCCGATAACTTCGCCGATCCGCGCATTTTTATCTGGGGTAAATCCGGCGCGCTGCTGGCCAACATCGGTCTGGAGCTGGAGGAAAAGGTCAATGCGTACGTGGCCTATTACGGAATCTCGACCGAGCTGCCACTGACCGACGATATCGGTTACTTTCTGATCGGCGCTCAAAAAGAGGCCGGTCACGATCTGCGCGTCACTGCACCGCAATTCCACAACAGCGGTCAGGCCGCGTGGTGGATCGGTCGTAACGACCTGCCTCAGGCGGTACCGGAGGCTCTGGCCGCAAAGGTACCCGCGCTGCAAACCGACCTGACCAGCGCGGAGAACGACATCGGCGCCATCTTCGATCAGCTGCCGTTCAAGGCCAGTACGACCGACATGACGGCGGCGCAGACCGATATCGCCAAAATCAAGAAAGGCGTCATCGATGCACCGGCAAGTTTCGGTTTCTATTATCCGAAACGTATGTTCCTGATGCCGGGCCGCCCTCTGGCTTTCTATCCGACGCAGTTGATGCCGGATTTGAACGAAGGTCTGGCTCAGGTCTTTCATCTCGAATCGAAAGCAGATGAAGCCTTGCCGCTCAGCGCGCGGTTCGAGGACTATTATGAAATCGATCCGGTGCGTGTCGGCACTCGCATCAACCTGACAATCCGTCGTCGGGGTGACGATGGCCGCGACTATCGCTCGCGCCGGGAGATCACGGCCTGCGTCGGGCCGGAGAACGGTAGCGAGCTGCTCAGGCTGCTGTTTTTGGGTAACAGCCTGACTCACCGCCAGCGACCCATGCTAACCGCACAAATTCTGGAAGCGCGCGGTCACACGGTCGAAATGATCGGCACGATGAAAAACACGGGCGGTGGCACGAACACGGCTCCAGCTTACGCTGGCGAAGGTCGTGAAGGCCGCGCCTACGCCGACTTTCTCAATGTGCTGACCGACTATATGGTCCCGCTGACACCTGGTGACGAAGCCGCGTACCGGGCCATGAGCGACGAAGCCAAAACGGGCATCAACCCGATGCTGAAGGTGCCGGACGCGGATGATATCGCCAACCGGAACCATTTCATTCACAACGGTTACATCGTCGATCTTCGGTTCTATCTCGATCGCTTCGGATTCCCGGACCCTACGCACATCACTATCGACCTCGACCGCAACGACTGGTGGCGCGTTGTGGGTGGCTTCAGCGCGACACTCGCCAGCATCGAGCATGGCGTAAATGTCTTCTACACGCAGTGTCGCCGGGCCTGTCCCGATGCGTACATTTCGTTCGTTATCGGCACGGATCAGTTCAGCGGCTACATCGAGTCGTTGTGGCCGCAGTATCGTTACCAGTCCATGCTGGCGATCGAAGCTCTGGTTGCCGGCGCGCAAGCAGGTGGCGACACGAAGGTCGATGTCATCGTGGCGGTCGGTCATATGAACGACCAAACGGGCTATCCGCTCGCCTACACGGCCACCGACCCGGTCACCGGTCTCAAATCGGCTGATCTAGCGGCGGGCGGCGCAGACAATATCCACCCGGCGTCTGAGGCAGAGGATGGCCTTGGGGTAACGCGCCAGCAGGTGGTCGAGCCGATCGCTGCGTGGATCAACTACACGGCCAGTCTGTAACCATGCCGCTCGATCTGGAACCTCTTGCGCCGAAGGACGCACTGGCCTTCTTCCGGTCGAAGGGGTTTCAGACGTCGTTTGACTATCGCGACGTCTGGCAGGCCGAACACGCTCGCGCCTACACCGTCGCCAAGATGATGAACCGCGATCTCCTCGAGGAGACGCGGGCCATCAACGATCAGTCCATCGCCGAGGGCTGGACTTACGACCAGTTCCGCCGAGCGCTAAAGCCGAAACTTCAGGCGGCGGGCTGGTGGGGCAAGCAGCTGATGGGCGATCCGGCGACCGGCGAAATCAAGCTTGTCCAGTTGGGCTCCGATCGGCGGCTGCGCACCATCTTCAACACCAATGCCCGCGTGGCCTATGCCGCAGGCAACTGGTCGCGCATCGAGCGCAATAAGGTCGCGCTGCCGTGGCTAGTCTACTGGACGAAAGAAGACGAACGCGTCCGGCCGGAACACGCGGCGTGGCATCTGGTCTGCCTGAGCGTCGATGATCCGTGGTGGGACACGCACTTCCCGCCCTGCGGCTGGGGCTGCCGCTGCGATACGCGCTCCTTCAGCCAGAGGATGCTGGAAGATCGTAAGATCGAGGTCACCAAAACCCCGCCGAAGTTTCCGCTCAAGACCTATATCAACCCGCGCACTGGGGAAGTCACCGAGGTCGAGACGGGTATCGACCCGTCGTGGAACTACAATGTCGGCAAGGCGCCGCTCCGGCCTCTGACCGCGCGCCCCTTGCCGCCGCCGCCCGGCGCGACGACGAAGCTGACCGAAGAAGAGGTCAACGACCGGATCAATGCGGCGCTCGATCAGCTTGGCGGGTCGAAGGCGCGTGTCATGCAGGATCGTGACGGCTGGCCGATCGTGGCCGGGCGCGACCTGTTCCGAGATCCCGACGGCCGTGACGCGTTACCGCGTCCGGACCTGATCGAGCATCTGCCCGCCGTCGTCCAGGCGCTGAAAAAACCCGACGAGCTGGAATGGTTATGGGCCGCCGATCCGCGTGTGCCGACGATGTACCCGCCCGACCCGGTCGCGGCGATCGGCGACGTCGTTACGGGCCGAGCAACGCAGGTGACCTATCAGCCGGTGCGGCCCTGGTTGGCCGAACTGGCGGCGCGTGAGGCCGGGCTGAAGCTCGAAAAGGCTTCGCACGCGATCGACCAGTACGCGGTGAATCATATTCTGAAGAGCCACGGCGATCCGGCTGTGGAATCGTTGCGCGGTCAGATCGCGATTACTCCGGCGATGGTGGGACAGGTCGGTCGTATCGTTTCGGCACCGGACTTTGTGGGCCTTGGCTCGCGAAATGCGAAGAACCTAGACGTGGTCGTTTACGCGAAGCGCGACATGCTTGGCACATATATTTATGTGGAAGAGCTGCGCCGCCGCCAGTTGATGGCCGTGACCCTGTTCCGAGGGGCCGCCACGATCGATGTCCGCAAAGCTATGCAGACCGCCGATCCAAACGTCCTGAAGCACGATGGCGGTTACACCCTGAAGATAATCGATGTCAGCCAGTCGATCAAGCCACCGCCCGCGGCACCTAAGATGCGTCTGGTCAGGCGATACACATTGAGGCTTGACGACAAGATCGTCACTGTGGATTTTAGCGGCGACACGTGGACCTTCGACGTCCAGCCCGTTCCTGCCTCCTGACGCGGAAATAGTTCCGCCTGATAGGCCTTAGCTTCCCCCTCTAATCTGAAATCTCTCCAGACGGCCCGATGTGGGCCGCTTCGCTTTGAGGTTTCAGGTTCGTGTCCAAGGGGGCTTCCCATGAAGAACTGATCATTTGCGCCTCGGCGATCCCGGTCGCCGAGGGCGGTCGGCCTCTGACGCGTATCCGCATGGTGCCGATGGGTGAGTTTCGCCTGAAGGACGGGCGCGGCCCTTACCGCGTTCGCGATGTCGCCCATGCCGCCGAGATCGTGGCGGCGGCGATCCGCTACTGGAATGCCGAGCGGATGTCGTATGATTACGACCACCAGACCCTTAGCGCCAAGAAGTACGAAGGCACGGCCAAGGCGTCGGCCTGGATCGATCCGGCCAAGATCACGGCGGAGCCCGACGGCATCTACGCCAACGATGTCGAATGGACGGCGGCTGCCGCTCAGGCCATTGTCGACAAAGAATATCTCTATTTCAGCCCTCTCTTCGGGGCCTCGAAAACGGGCGACATCACCAATCTTTACGGTGGCGGCCTGACCAACGACCCGGCGATCGGCGGCCTGACCGCCATTGCCGCTTCGCGCTTTTTCCAACACCAACAGGAATCCAAAATGAGCTTCGCCCGTATCGCGGCGGTGTTCCCCGGCCTTGGCGCGACCGCGACCGAGGACGAGGTGATCGCTGCTGCCACGGCGCAGACCCGACAAATCGCGGATCTGCGCACTGCCATCGGCGCCAAGGACGGTGACCCCCATGAATCGGTCGTTGCCGCTGCCGCCACCCTCAAGCCGGTCGATCAGGCCAAGGTCGCCGGTGACGGTCAGATCATCGTCGCGGCGTCGGCCTTCAACGACATGGCCGCGCGTCTGACGCAGCTCGAACACGACAAGATCGTCGAGGTGGTCGCCGCTGGCCGGAAGGCGGGCAAGATCCCGCCGCAGTCAGAGCAGTCCATGCTGGATTGGGCGAAGGCAGACTTCAAGGCCTTCAGCAAATGGCTGGAGACGGCTGTGGAAGTTGTTCCGGCCAGCTCGAACCTGCCCGGCAAAATCCCGGCCGGTGACCCGGCGCTCGGCCTATCGGCTGACGAACTGGTCGCTGCGTCGGCACTGAACATGACCCCGGAAGAATACGCAAAGGGGAAGAAGTAATGGCTGCCGCCACCAAAGAACGCAAAACCGACATCCGCGACGGCGGATATCTGAAGCCGCCTATGGCTGCTGGTGTCAAAATCTACAAGGGCACGGTCGTTGTCCGCACCTCGGCCGGTTACGCCCGTCCGGGCCGCACCAGCACCACCGATAAGGTGCTAGGGATTGCGCAGGAGACGGTCGATAACACGTCGGGCTCGAACGGCGACAAGCGCATCACCGTGCGCAAGACCGTTGCCAATCTCGGCAACTCGGCTTCGGCCGACGCCCTGACGATCGCCGACATCGGCAACGAGGTCTACCTCGTGGACGATCAGACCGTCGCCAAAACCTCCGACACCAATGCCCGCATCGTCGCCGGGAAGCTGTTCGATCTCGATGATCGCGGCCCGTGGGTCGATTTCCGTTAAGCCCGTCAAGGAACGAACATGTCTCAAGTCGTAACTCAGGCCCTTGTCGATGCTTTGCGCACCGGGTTCAGCACCCTGTTCGCGAATGCCCTGCAAGGCGCACCTACACCCTTCGCCGCGCTGGCGGAAATCGTGCCGTCGTCCACGGCCACCAATACCTATGCGTGGATGGCCGCGCTGCCGCAGTGGCGCGAATTCCTCGGCGAGCGCCGCTACAAGGCGCTTTCTGAACTCGTCTACGTCCTGATCAACAAGCCCTGGGAAAAGAGCGCTGAACTGCCGATCGACCAGATCGAGGACGATAATCTCGGCATCTGGCGCAATATCGTCTCCGCGTGGGGCAACGGTGGTTCCAGCGAGCTGATCGAGATCCAGATCGCCGAAGCCATGAAGAACGGCCACGTCAACCTCTGCTACGACGGGCAGCCTTTCTTCAGCGCCAACCATCCGGTCGGCGACGGCGACGCCGTCTTCTCCAACCGCTCCGGCGATGGTTCCGGTCAGCCGTGGTTCCTGCTCGTCCAGAACGCCGCGATCAAACCCTTCATGTACCAGGAGCGCAAGAAGCCTGAGTTCACGATGGTCACGAACCTCAACGACTCCTACGTCCACAAGAACCGCAAGCTGCCGATGGGCTCCTTCGCGCGCGGTGTTGCGGGCTATACCTTCCCACACTTCGCTCACCGCTGCGACGGCCCGATCAATGCGGCCAACTACGCGGCCGCCTATGCGGCCATCACCAGTCTGACCGACGCCGAAGGCCGTCCGCTGGGCTTCAAGCCGACCGATCTGGTTTACGGCGCCTCCAACCGCGCGGCGGCGAAGACGATGATCGACGCGCAGAACAAGGACGGCGGCGCGTCCAATATCTACTGGAAAGACGTCAATCTGATCGATGGTTCCACCCGTCTGGCTTAAGGAGCCTCGCACATGCACAGCTATCTTTATCGCGTCCGCCTTTCGGGCGTCGCCGGGGCCGAGTGGTCCGAGCGCGATCTGCGCGATGGCCCGGAAGAAGTCGCCGAACTGGTCAAGGCGATGGAAGACCCGTTCACGCAGGTTCAGTTTCTGGACCCGCGTACCGAAGAATGGGTCATCGGCCCGTCGATCGACGACATCCGCCGCTTCCGTGACAGCCTGACGACAGGCGAGCCGGGCGGCCTAACGGCAAGCCTCCTGTCGTCCTCGGTCGCAGCCGGTAACGAGGCCTATCAGCGTGGCTATATCGAAGGCAACGCCGAAGGTCTGGCCGAAGGCCGCAAGGAATCGGAGCGCGAAATCACCGACCTCAAGGCCGAGATCGAGCGCCTCAACAGCTTCACGGCGGACCTGCTCAAGGCTGCCGCCACCGCATCGTCAGCGGTGATCGATACGCCCGCGTCCGAAAGTGGCGCGGCCGGTACGGACGGGAGCGTTCCGGTACCGGAGGCGGCGGAGGGAGAACCGCCGCCCGCGACCAAACCCCGCAAGGGGCAGTAAGCGTATCCCGGCACTCTGGGCCGGGTTTTCCTCCCTGTAACTGCGGGTGGCGTTCGAGCCGCCACCCGGTTTTTTTGAGGCCACATGAAACTCTTCACTTTCCTTTTCACCTTCGCCGCTCTGGCCTTCGCCGTCGTGTCGTCCCCGCTGTTCCTGCCGCGCCTGGTCGCCACACCGGTCAGTGAACATCCGATGTCGGTGCTGGCCTATCTGATCGCAGTCGCCGTCCTCATCGGCCTGTCGATCGCCGCCGCCGTCTATCGTTCCAATGTACTGGCTAAGGTCTACGCCGTCGCCTTCCAAGCCGAGCGACAGGCCAAAGCCTACGCCGCCTGATTTTGACCGACTATTGAAAAGTAAGGGGCGGCGATCCGTCGCCGCCCTTTTGTTTTCCACCGTCTTAACCGCCCTCTAAGAGCCCGTTAAACCCCGATGTACGCCACCGTTGCCGACATGATCACGCGTTTCGACGCCGAAGAGCTTCTTGAGCTCTCCGATCCCGACGGCGCGGGCACGATCGGTCAGGCCATCGTCGAAGCCGCGCTGTCGGACGCGTCCTATGAGATCGACTCCTATCTCGGTCGTTACAAGCTGCCGCTGCCCGAAACCCCGCAGGTATTGCGCCGGTATTGCTGCGAGATCGCCCGGTACTTTCTCTACAAGGGCTCGGCGCCGGAGCGCGTTCAGACCGCCTATGACGACGCCAAGGACTGGCTGACCAAACTGTCCACCGGCAAGGTCACGCTCCAGATCAACGGCACGGACGTGGTCACCGAGGCCCCCGCTGCTGAAAACACCATCCTGTTCGACGGCCCGGAGCGTGTCTTCAGCCGCCAGTCGATGCGAGGCTTTTGATGGTCTCGATCACGACGGACACCCGCAACCTCCCTGAAGCGCAGCGCCTGATCGAATATATGGTCGAGCGCGCCAATCACCTCGGCCCGCTCAATCTGGCGATCGCCCAGACGATGCTGGAGTCGACCAAGGATCGCTTTGACGAACAGCAGGCTCCCGACGGCACACCGTGGGTGCCGTCGAAGGCCGCCAAGGCTGCCAAGCGCAAGACCCTGCTCGATACGCACCACATGCGCGACAACACCTTCTCGGCCGAGGCCACGGATAAGGAGGCGCGCTGGGGCACCAATGCCGTCCAGGCGCGGCTGTTTCAGACGGGCGGCACGATCAAGATGCCCTCTCGCAAGGGGAACGTTCGCCTGCGCGAAAATGCCGACGGCACCTTGATGCGCCAGTCCAGGAACAAGAACCTCGCGCGCTTTGCCCGTGCCAATCACAAACGCGCCCGGTCGGTGGCCTTCGAGTCCGGAGCGTACAATATTCAGGTCATCGCCCGGCCGTTCCTCGGCTTGAGCAAGCGCGACCAGTCGACCATCTACGATCTGACCGAGGACTACCTCGCACCGGGCGGTGCCTGATGTTCAGGGAAGTCGAAGAAGCGATCATCAACCGTCTGAAGGCCGCCGGTAACACCAAGGTGCTGGGCTACGAATACAAGTCGGCCATTACCTATCCGGCCGACTTCGATTCATGGATCAATGAGAACGTCCGGAAGTTTCCGGCGTGTTGGGCCTATTTCGCCAGCGGGGATTCCGAAGGCTTCGTCCAGGGACGCGGCGAATCGCTCAACGCGTCGTTCATCCTGGTCGTGGCGGCCAAGAACCGCCGTAACCAGCAGGCGCAGCGCGTCGGCGGCATCCCCGGCGAGATCGGGGCCTATCAGCTGGTCCGCGACGCGATCGCGCTGCTGTCCAATCACCAACTGGGTCTGTCGATCGCGCCGCTCCAGCTCGAAGGCATCCGTCAGGTTCGCCCGACCGCCCTCATGGTCGAGAACAAGGCGTCGGTCTGGGCGATCCACTTCTCGACGTCGTTCCTGCTGGAGACGGACTACTTCGAGCCGGAAGCCGAGTTCACCGACGACTTCACCACCATGAAAGTCACGTGGGATTTGCCCGAAGCCGACGGCCAGCCCGACGGTGTCGCCGAAATGACCCAGACCATCACCCTACCGCAAGAGGAGGCCTGAGTGCCGCAGTATCTGATCAAACCGACGCCCGGCGCCAAGGTCCGCAATCCGGATCAGGGCGGCGTGCTCCTTACCGACGAAGGCTGGACCGGCGACTGGTCGCCGTACTGGCAAAAGCGTCTCGATGACCACGAGGTCACCCGCGAAGAGGTCGTCGAAGCGCCGGAGGAAACGCCGGTACCGCCCGTCAAAACCCCCGCCACCCCGAAGCCGAAAGCCGAATAAGCCATGATCAGCTTCTCTCAAATCCCGACCCGCATGTTCACGCCGGGCGCCTATGCCGAGTTCGACTTCTCGCAACTGGAGTCGGGTCTGATCGCGCCGCGCCTGCGCACCGTCCTGTTCGGTCATAAGGTTGCGGCAGGTATCAAGGCCACCAACACCCTGATCCGCGTCAACACGGCCTCGGAGGCCATCGCCTATTTCGGTCGCGGCTCGATGCTGGCGCGCATGGTCGAAAAGTACCGTCTCAACGACAAGACTGTCCCGCTGTACGCGGTCGCGGTACCGGAACCGGCTGGTAATGCCGCCACGGGCACGATCGTCATCGGCGGCACCACGGCGGCGGGGACGCTGTGCCTTTATGTCGGCGGGCAGAAGCTGCCGATTCAGGTCAATGCGGCTCAAGCGACCACGGCGACGGCGACGGCGATCGGCGCGGCCATCAATGCCGCCGTCGATCTGCCGGTCACCGCGTCGGTGGCCGCTTCAACCGTCACCCTGACGGCCCGGCATATCGGGACGCTGGGCAACGGCATCGATATCCGCCACAGCTACCGCGTCGATGAAGCCGCGCCGGTCGGCATGACGGTGACCATCACCGCCCTGAGCGGCGGTACCGGCTCGGCCGATCTGACGGCGGCGCTGGCGGCGGTCGGCGACGAATACTTCTCCGCGTTCGTATCGCCCTTTGCCGACGCCACCAACGTGGCGCTGCTGGAAACCACGCTCGACGGCCGGTCGAACGCGATGGAGCAATCCGACGGTCTGGCCTTCGTGCCGTGGTCGGGCACGCTGTCGGCGCTTCAGACGCTGGGCGATGCGCGCAACAGCGAGTTCAGCGTGCCGATGGGGCTGAAGGGCTGTCCGGCGCCCGACTGGGAGCGCGCGGCGGCCACCGTGGCGCCCGTCATCCTGTCGGCGCAGGCCGATCCGGGCCGTCCGTTCCAGACGCTGGAGGTCAAAGGCATCCTGCCGCCGATCGGCAACGACAAGTTCGACCGGCAGGAACGTCAGTACCTGCTCGAAAGTGGCGTTTCGACCTACACGGTCTATGGCGAAAGCCTGCGCATCGAGACGATGGTCACGACGCGCAAAACTGATTCAAACGGTGCGCCGACGGATAAGCTGAAGCTGATCAACGCCATGCTGATCCTGTTCTATCTGCGCTTCAGCTGGAACAACCGGATCGTCAGTCGCTATCCGCGCTCCAAGCTGGCTGACGACGGATCGACGGCGCCCAATACCATTACGCCGAAGATCGGTACGGCCGAGGCGGTGGCGATCGGGCTGGAATGGTTCGACGCGGGCCTGATCGAGAACTATCCGGCCTTTAAGGCCGCCGTGGTTTGCGAACGCGACAAGGTCAACACCAAGCAACTGAACCTCGTGCTGCCGCCCGATCTGATCGATCAGGCGCTAGTCTTCGCCACCAAAATCCAACCTCGCGGCTAAGGGAGAACTCACATGGCATATCAGCATGGCCGGGCGACAATCAAAAGGTCTGGCCGCACTCTGAAGTCCAAAGACGGCGCGACCTTCGACAAGGGCGGCTGGACTAAAACGTCTCAGACTGGCGATCAGGGCTATTACGGCCGGTCGCGCACGTTCCGGCCGTCGAAGATCGAATGTGTCTGCGCGTTCGGCCCCGGCGACTCGATGGACGACTTCGATTTTGATGATGAGACCGTCATCTTCGAGTGCGACAGCGGTCAGACCTATGTCGTCAACAACGCCGGAACGGTGGGCGAAAAGCAGCTTACCAGCGAAGGCATTTCTATCACCATCGAAGGGCCGGAAGCCCAGGAGATTCTGTAATGGGCGACATCATCGTCGAAGACAACGAAACGGCCACCGAGGGCTACGAGCTCAGCCGCCCGATCAAATACGCGGTCAAGGACGGCAATGGCACGGTCGAAAAGACCATCACGCACATCAAGATCAAGGACGATGTCGAAGCCGGTGACCTCGAGGTCGCCGACGACGTGGACGGCGTGACGAAGAAGAACATCGCCGTCATCGCACACCTGAGCGGCCATCCGGTGGCGCTCATCCGCAAGCTGTCTCCGAAGGATTACGCCGTTCTGGCGCTCAAAATTCAGGGGGAGTAGCGAGGTGGCCGCGAGACTGGGCTGATGCGCTCGGGGACATCGCGGCCACCTTCCATTTCGCGGAAGCCGAGCTGATGCGCTTCACGCTGAAAAAGCTTCTGCATTGGCACAAACAGTACATCCGGAGGGTAAAACGTGGCCACTAAACTCACCGCCGATTTTACCCTTCGTCTGTTCACCAAGGGCGCCAACCTGTGGAAGGCGCTCGGTGGCGACGTCGGCAAGCTCAACAAGGTTGCCAAGGCGACGACGCCCGCACTCGACAAGCTCAACAAGGTCACCGCAAAGACCGAAGCCACAATGGGCAAGGCGTCGAAGGCGACCAGCAAGTACGGTCACGATCTGGCGAGGCTGGAAAAGCGCGCCGCCGCCGTCGGGCGCGTCTGGGGCCGCAGCCTCGCCCGTGGCATCGGCAACACCTTCAGCCCACAGAACGTGGCGGGAGCGACCAAGGGCGTTCTGGCGCTGGCGGGCGGCATTTTTACGCTGGCCACCGCCGGGGCGGTCTGGGTCGGATCGCAAGCCAAACAGGCCGAGGCGACGCTCAAGTCGGCACAGGCAGCCGGGATCGGCGTACAGGCCTATCAGAAACTGAGGTTTGCTTTCACCAGCACAGGTCTGGACGGCGACAAGCTGTCCGACGTCCTCAAGTCGATCAATGTCAATTCGACCAAGGCGGCGGGCGGCGGCAAGGAACAGGCCCGCGCATGGAAGCTGCTCGGCATTAATGTGCTGGAAGGCCATAAGCGGCTCAAGAGCGCCGACGGCCTGCTGGGCGAGGTCGCTGACAAATTCAGCAAGATGAAAGACGGCGGCAAGAAGAACTTCATCGCCAACGCCCTTTTCGGTGAAAGCGGCGACGAACTTATCCCGCTGCTGAACGGCGGCTCGGCCGGTCTTAAGAAGATGGGTGACGAAGCGCAGAGGCTAGGACTCGTTCTCGATCTGAAAGCCATTCAAGCCGCCAAGCGTCTGAATGATAGCTGGGACAAGCTTAAGAATAATACGTTCGGTGTGTCCAACAGCATCTGGACGGGTTTGACACCGGCGCTCACGAGCGTGCTCGACTCCGTCAATAATATCCTGACCGCAAACAAGCAGGACATCTTAAGCGGCCTGAACAAGGGGCTGGATTGGATAAACACGCACATGCCCGACATTCTAAAGGGCACGGGAGATTTCTTTACTTTCCTAGGCGGGGTCGTTGAGATCGGCGGTAAAGTCACGAATGCGCTCGGCGGCATTGGCGGCGTGTTCGATGTTTTGGCAGGCCTTATGGTCGGTAAACTTGCGCTGGGATTAGCCTCAACAATCTCTTCAATCTGGGGCGTGAACGCCGCCTTCTTAGGCTGTCCTATCACTTGGATTGTTGGCGGTATCGCAGCTGTAGCCTACGGCGGTTATCTATTAATCCGGCACTGGGATAAGGTCTCTGCCTTCTTCGGAGGTCTATGGACCAAGCTGAAAGAGGGCTTCCTGTCGCTGCCGGAATGGGCGCAGCCCTTTATCAGCCTGCCGATGTACATCATCACGCACTGGGACAAGCTGAAAACCAGCTTCACCGCTTTGGGTGCGTGGCTGAAGAAGTGGTTCATCGAGAAACCGCGTGAATGGTGGGCGTCGATGCCGGAGTGGGCGCGCGGCATGATTACCGGCGCTGCCAGCATCTTCCTGCCCGGTGGACCGGTGACCGCCAGTCTGGCCGCGCGTGCGCTGAGCGCGCCGGTATCGACGCCGACGCCTTCGGGGCCGAGCCTGTCGAACCTGTCCGATCAGAGCTACGGCACCCGCAAAAGCGAAACCCTGACGCGTGTTGAGGTCGAAGTCAAAGGCCCCGCCAAGGTCAACAAGGTCGAGACATCGAAGGGCGTGGACGTCAAGACGCGCTCCGGCCTTCTCCTTCAGACGGCGGGTTAATCATGAGTTGGATGGACACCCGCCGCCCGCCGTCGTTCAGAGGCGTGGCTTTCGAAGTCGATAGCAACAGCCGTCCGATCGGTCGCCGCGTCCAGATCGACGAATATCCGTTGCGCGATTATGCGTCGTCAGAAGATTTAGGCGCGAAGGCCCGGACCTTCGGCCTCGAGGCGCTGATCGTCGGTGACGACTATGTCGAGCGCCGCAACCGCTTCGAGGACGCGCTTGAGCAGCCGGGACCGGGTGAGCTGATCCACCCCTCGCGCGGTCGGCTGTGGGTGGTGCTGGTGTCCGGCGATATCTCGGAATCCTCGTCCGAGTCCGGGATGGTCCGCTACAGCCTGACCTTCGCCGAGATCGGCGAGCGACCGGCGCGCACCGAGGCGACCGATACCGCTGCCGTGGCACAGACCTCGGCTGAAGCAGTCGGCGAAGTTGCCGCCGCCGATTTCACCAAGGGCTTCTCGATCGGCGGACAGCCCGACTGGGTGCTGACCGAGGCGGGTAAGCTGGTGGGTCAGGCTCAGGATCGGTTCGACACACTGGCGTCGCGCCTCAGCGGTTACGGCCAGCCGCTCAACGACTTCATCGCGCGCGGCAAGGCTTTGCGGTCTGGGGTGCTGACGCTGGCCGGTTCGCCCGCGTCGCTGGGGACCGAGGTGACCGGTCTGATTCAGGGCTTCCGGCAGCTGGCGCGGACGCCGGGCGACGCGCTCTCGTTGCTAAAGGGTCTGATGACCTTCGGGCTGGGCTTCGATGCGCCCGCCACCACCACCTCGGGCCGCAAGCGTCAGGCCGCCAATCAGGCGGCGATCATCGACCTGATCGAAACCACCGCTGCCGCCGAGGCCGTGCGCGCCGCCGCCGATCTGAGCTTCGCCTCCTATGACGAGGCCGTGGCGACCCGCGACGCGCTGTCCGACGCGCTGGAGGACTTGGGCCTTGCTGCCGCTGAAGCCGGGCATGACGACGCGGCGCAGGCGATCGAGGACGCGCGTCTGGCGATCTCGGCCGACATCAATGCGCGCGGCGCGGATCTCGCGCGTCTGACCACCTTTACACCGGTCGGCGTCGAACCGGCTGTCGTCATCGCCTATCGGCTTTACGGCCCGGCGAACCTCGAAGCGCGCGAACTTGATATCGTCAGCCGCAACCGCATTCGTCATCCGGGCTTTGTTCCGGCAGGACTCCCGCTGGAGGTGCTCAATGGCTGAGCGCGTCCTGCTGAAGATCGATGGTCAGGTGCATGAAGGCTGGAAGGCCGTGTCCATCACGATGGCGCTCAATGCCATCTGTACGGTCTTCGAGCTGACCCTGACCGAAAAGTGGCTCGATCTGCCCGCCCGCCGCGTCGTGGCGGCCGGGGCGGCGTGCGAACTGTGGATCGGCAACGACCTGATCGTGACCGGCTGGGTCGAGGACTCGGACAACAGCCTCGATAAGAGCGGCCACACGATTACGGTTCGCGGGCGTGACAAGACCTGCGATCTGCTCGACTGCGCCGCCTTGCATGGCACCGGCACGTGGAAGAACGTCAAGTTGGAGACCATCGCCGCCGATCTGCTGAAGCCGTATGGCCTGACGCTCAAGGTGGAGGCCTCAACCGGCGAGAAGATCGATTACACGATCGATCCGGGCGAAAGCGTCATGGAGGCCCTGACCAAGCTGGCGCGCCTCAAGGGTCTGGTGCTGGGCGTCACGCCGGAGGGTAATCCGCGCCTGTTTTCACCGAAGCCGGTGCGCGCCGATTACGGTTTTGCCCTGGGCGACAATATCAGCACCATCAACGTCACCAATTCGACGGCCGACCGCTTCAGCCAGTACATCCTTGTCGGCCAACGCTCCGGCGCGCGCGCTTCGGCCGAGAACGCGCGGGCGGTCAAGGCGACCGCCGCTGACCCCGGCATGACGCGGTACCGGCCGCTCAAGATCGTGACCAGCGAGCAATCCAGCCAGTCGGGGCTTCAGGCGCGGGCGCGCTGGGAAGCCAATGCGCATCTGGCGGCGGCGCAGAACGTCGAACTGACCACGCCCGGCTGGCGTTCGGCCAAAGGGACGCTCTTTCGGCCCGGCGGGCTGGTCCGCGTCGATGCCGCCTATGTCAATGTCGATATAGACCTGATGGTCACCTCGGTGACGCTGGCGCTCAGCGAAGACGAATACCGCACGTCGCTGACTCTGGCGCGTCCGGAGGCGTTCAGCGCCGAACCGGCTGAAGAGGCCAAGGCCAAGAAAAAGAAGAAGGGGCAGAAGGTCGATCCTCTGATGTCGATCGAATGAGAGATATCTGGCGCGCCATCGTCAATATGATCAACCGGGCTGTGATCCGCCGTGTCGACATGAGCGGCGCGCTGCCGCTCGTTCAGGTGCAGGTGCAGGAAAGCGAGACGCTCGATCGGGTCGAACTGCGTCAGGATTATGGGTTCGACTCTTGGCCGAAGCGCGGGGCGGAGGGCATCTTCTTTGCTGTCGGTGCGTCGCGGTCGCACGGCGTTTTGCTGGGCGTCGGCGACCGGCGCTACCGCTTTCAGTTTAACGCCGAAGGTGAAGTCGCGATGCATGACGATCAGGGTCAGAGCGTCTATCTGAAGCGCGACGGTCTTATGCTGAATAGCCCTTTCAAGGTCGATGTGGCTGCGCCGGAGGTCAACGTTACCGCCAACAGCGCCAACATCGATGCCGATGAAACCGAGATTACCGGCAACCTGACGATCGGCGGCAACCTGCTGGTCGAAGGTCAGTACGACCTCGGCGGTACGGGCGGCAAGAAGGTCGCGGTCGATGGCGATCCGATCGTCGCCAACAAGGTGGTCGCCAGCACCACAAAGGGCCGCGCGAAATGACCGATATCGCCCTTCGTTACGAGCCTTCGCGGCTGGCCTTCGATGCCTTCTTTAATGGTCCCGATTTTGCCACCGACGACGGCCTCTACACGGCCGTCCTGATCAGCCTGTTTACCGACCGGCGCGCCAATCCGGACGATGTGATTCCGGACGGCACCAACGACCCGCGCGGCTGGTGGGGCGATGCGTTTGCGACCGTCGAGAACGACCGGATCGGTTCGCGCCTGTGGCTGCTCAAGCGGTCGAAGATCACGGCCGAGGTGCTGCGCAAGGCCAAGGATTACGCCGAAGAAGCCTTGTCCTGGCTGATCGAAGACGGCGTCGCGGGTAGCGTCGTGGTCACCACCGAAAAGCAGGATAGCCACATCATCGCCATTGGTGTCGTCATCACCCGGCCGTCGGGCGATGCCTTCAAACATTCGTACATCTGGAGCGCCTATGACCTGGCAGCGTGATCCTCTTTCTGTCGTCATCCAGCGCGCCAAGACGGACCTAAGCGACAAGCTGCAAAGGACCGGCGCGTGGCTGCGCCGGTCGGTGTCCGAGGTTCTGGCGACCGTGCTGGCCAAGGCCGTCAACGGGCTATACGGGCGTATAGAAACCGAAGCCAAGAACCTTTTCACCGACACGGCGTCGGAAGAGCATGTCCGCCGCGAGGCCGCGCAATATGGCCTGTCGCCGACAGCGGCCGTCAAAGCTACCGGCTACGTATCGGTGACCGGTACTGGCTTCATCGAGGCCGATACCGTGCTGCAACGCGCCGATGACGCCGAGTTCGTCACCACCGCCGATATCGAGCTCGATGACGAAACCGCCGACGTCGCGGTCATCGCCTCTGTCGAAGGCACGGCGGGCAACACGGCCGCAGGCGCGCCTTTGGCCTTCGTGTCACCGGTCGCCGGGATCGCGTCATCGGGCAACGTGGCGGTCGGCGGTCTGACGGGCGGGCTGGACGAAGAAGGCTGGGAATCGCTCAAGACCCGGTTGCTGGAGCGAAAGGCCAATCCGCCACAGGGAGGATCGGAGGCAGACTATAAACGCTGGGTGCGTGAGGTATTCCCGTCCGCACAGGTCTTCGTCTATCCGCTGCTGATGGGGCCGCGCAGCGTCGGCATCACCTTCATCCTGCCGAACCGCGCGGATATCATCCCGACCGAAGACGACATCGAAGCCGTGCGGGCCTATCTGGAGCCGCGCCGCCCGGTCACCGCGCAGATCGATCTCTTCGCGCCGGAAGCCAATGTGGTGAACATGACCATGTGGTCGCGGCCCGCCACCGCGCCGGTCAGGGCGGCGATCGAGGCCGAGCTTACCGACGTCTTCATCCGCTCGGCTGAGCCGGGCGGTACGACGCGCCTGTCGCATCTGGATGAGGCCGCGTCGATCGCGGCGGGCGAAGAAGACCACGGCATCACGACGCCGGTCGCTGATATCGTGGCACCTGCGGGCTCGGTCAATGTGCTGGGCGTCATCACATGGGTGCCTGCACCATGACGCCTGAAGCCCACACCCAAGGCGTGATCAAGCTGCTGCCCAAGGGTGACCTGTGGGACGGTCTTGAGACGCTGAAGCTCGTGCTGGCGGCATGGGCCGAGGAACTGAGCCGCGTCGATGGCCGGATGGATGATCTGCTGATCGAGAGCGACCCGGCGCGCGCGGTCGAGACGCTGGAAGACTACGAGCGCGTCCTAGGCCTGCCCGACGAATGTATGCCCGTCGCCGCGTCGATCGAAGAGCGCCAACAGGCTGTTCTGGCCAAGCTGATCGCGGCGGGCGGTCAGACCATCGCCTACTACAAGGCGCTGGCGCGGGCGCTCGGTTACGAGATCGAGGTCGATGAGTTCGACCCGTTCACCACCGAGTCGACCACCGACGACTTTCTTTATGACGAAGCCAACGCCACGAGCTGGGAAGTGCGCATCGTGAGCGCGCCGGAAGGTCGCTACATCGACGGTCAGTGCCTCGATCTTGAATGCGTTATCACTCGCGCCAACCAAAGCCACCTTGAAGTGGGCTTCAACTATTCGGCTCTGGAGGGCTGATCATGCATCGTATCGATACTTTCGGTTCTGTTCTGGGCAAGTTCGTCCGCAGCATCGTGGGCGTGCGCCCGGCGACCCTGATGGGTGCCGACTGGCCGAACGCGGTTCAGGAGGAAATTTGCACCGTCATCGAGGATTCAGGGCTGGTGCTGGACAAAGAGGCTGACGATCAGCTCAGGCAAGCCATCGAGCGGCTGATCGCCGACTCGCCCCACACCACGCAACTGGGCGAGAAACGGTATTTCCACCGCAAGGTCGCCGAGACGGAATATTACGTCTTCCCGCGCGGTCAGGCCCTACTGCTCACCGACTATCCGGACCTTGTGGCGGCGATGGAAGACGATCCTTTCGTCACCAGTGACCCCGCTGTGAAGCTGGCCAACGCAGGTATGTGGCTGCTGACCGAGACCGAACTTATCATGCCGGACCTGCAAGGCGACTTCGAGCGTATCTGGGCAGAAACCGATCTAGGTGACGGCGTCGATCGTCCGGCGTTAGGCCACCATAAGGACAACCAGTTCAAGCTTCACAGCCACAAGATCAAAACCACCGGCACGGATACGACAAACGATCAGATTTCCGATGGTACCGGGCCGAGCATCGATCGCGGCAGCCGGACTGAGAGCGAAGGGGGCGACGAAACCAACCCCGACCACACGGCCCACTGGGTTTTAATCCGCATCAAATAAGGAGAGCGCGATATGAAGAAGACGCAAGACATCATTTATTATGGAGCGCAGTCGGCCTTCGGTAGGGATGGCACGGCCATGCCGGGAAATCAGATCGTATCCGTCTGGCTCAAGTCCGGCGCCGTGCGGAAGATGACGGTCGAAGGCATGGTGCGTCTGCCGCAGGGGCCTTCGGACCCGTATCCTATCAGTTACGTCCCCCTCGCAAGTTAA